AGACCCTACACCTTATGTTAAAGTAGACGAAGTAGGAAATATATTTAACCGAATAGTTATCTGGGATGCTCATTTAATCCACGCAGCACCTGTATACTTTGGTCATGATATTAACACATCAAGGTTATTTCAATTATTTTTCTTTGACGCAGGGAAATAATTTTATATATGTATAATCGAATTTAATATTGCAGCAGCTAGGGCGCGCATGTTATATTCACAAATTAATAAACCGAGAGCTTCGGCCTCACAAAAACTAAATGATATGAGTACATTATTCAATGAACGTACCCCGTTCGACTTACTATTCCGTAACCTATTCAAGGCAGACGGCGTTTTCCAACCAACAACGTTTGAAAACAAACAACCACACCCACTAGATATTTTTTACGACGATGAAGGACTTCATTTTGAAGTTGCCTGTACTGGTCTAACTAAAAAAGATATTCAACTTGAAATTGATGGGGATCTTTTAAAAATTATCTATGATAAACCTAACGAAGAAGATTTTGACTACAGTGGCTATATCTATAAAGGATTAGCTAAACGATCTTTTAACTTAGGTTATAAAGTAGCAGCTAAATTCGAACTTGAGAAGTTAGAGGCAGAAATGAAAGATGGTTTGCTTCATCTATTTATTCCAATTGCGGAATCTAAAAAAGCAAAAACAATCAAAATAAAATAAAAGTTATTACCAAAAAGCGTGTCCTAGCGCAATATTGTTCGTATATTACGGTCAAACCAAAAGTTATATATATGCCAGAAATTAAAGTACCCAAGAAACGGAAATCGATTCAAACAATTCGAGATTCTCGATTAGACCCCTATTTTATTACTAAAGATGAGTACAGTTACACTATTAAACAAACTGTAACATCAGATGCAGGCCATTTTAGGTCTAAGGGAAAATCTAAAACATACGAAAAATCTTTATACTATGTTTCTAATATGGGGCAGGCTCTAAACAAAATCGCCCAATTACAAGCTGATGGGGATGATTATAATAATTTAGATGATTTCATAGCAGAATATAAAGATGTAGCTGAAAAAATCAAATCCTACACAGACGAATATAATGAAATTCACAAACAATTAATTTATAAACAATAAAAAATGGAAATTAAAGCAATCTACAATGCCTGCATTGTAAAGCCTATAGAGGCAGAAGAAACAGTACACGGTAACATCATAGTCCCAGATATGGGTAAAGATACTAATACCTTTGGAGAAGTTATTTCAGTAGGACCTGGTAATTTTTCTTTCTCAGGAGTTAGAATCCCAACTCAATTAAAAGTAGGGGATAAAGTAGTACTACCAACACAAGGTTTTACAAAATTACCTTATGATGGAGAAGAGTATTATATAGGACCAGAAAATCAAGTATTAGCAGTAATAGAAAACAAAGAATAATTAAAATTTAATATGGAAAATCAAATACATTTTGGTAAAGAAGCCAGAACAAAATTAAAAGTAGGGATTGATAAATTAGCAGATGCTGTAGTATCAACTTTAGGACCTAATGGTCGAAATGTAGTTATATTTAAAGGGGAAGGAGAAATCCCACAATCTACCAAAGATGGTGTAACCGTAGCCAATGCTTTTGTTTTAAATGACCCAAGCGAAGAGTTAGGTGTTCAACTTATAAAACAAGCATCGGTTAAAACAAACCATAGTGTAGGTGATGGTACAACAACATCAACCTTACTAGCTCGTAGAATGATTAGTGATGGGTTAGGAGCCTTAGATAATAGTGAAAATGCAGTTCAAATTAAAAGAGATATTGATAAGGCTGTACAACAAGTAGTTGATAATCTTAAATCTAAAATATCTGAAGATATTTCAGGTGACGAACAACTAGAACAAGTTGCAGCAATCTCTTCAAACAATGACATTGAAGTAGGTAAATTAATTGCTCAGGCAATTGGTAAAGTAGGACTAGAAGGTGTTGTTCACATTGAAGAATCCAGAACCGGAGAAACATTTTTAGAAACAGTAGAAGGTATGCAATTTGATAGAGGTTATAAATCTCCATATTTTGTTACTGATAACAATACAATGTCATCAATATTAGATAACCCAGCAATTCTAATTTTAGATCAAAGACTAAACACAGTAAAAGAATTATTACCTATATTAGAAGCAGTATCATCACAAGGTAAATCTCTATTAATTATTGCTGAAGATATAGACAATGAAGCATTAGCTACCCTTATTGTAAATAAAATGCGAGGGACTGTTAATGTATGTGCTGTTAAATCCCCAGATTTTGGAGAAAGACGTAAACTGGTTCTTGAAGATATTGCTACTACTACAGGTGGTGTAGTATTTAGTAAAGAAAAGGGAATGAAACTAGATAAATTTAGTTGGGATTGGTTCGGAGAAGCAAGAAAAGTAACAGTAACTAAAGAACAAACAACCATAGTAGATGGTGGTGGGAAAGTTGAAGATATTGAAACACGTATTGGAGAACTTACAAAACAGATTGATAAAGCACAATCACCATTTGAAAAAGAACAACTACAAAACAGGTTAGCTAAATTTGTTGGAGGTGTAGCAATTATCCATGTTGGTGGTAATACTGAAACTGAAATGTTGGAGAAGAAAGATAGAGTTGATGATGCGTTACATGCTACAAAAGCAGCCATTGAAGAAGGAATTGTTCCGGGTGGTGGTAAAGCATTATTACTTGCATGTAACGATATTGATACAAGCACTAAAGGAGGTGCAATTGTATATAATGCTTGTAGTGCTCCATTTGAACAAATCCTAAAAAATGCCGGGATGGAAGAAATTGATTCCCACATTATAGCTCGTGATATTATCAAAAATAATAGCGATTGGGAATCATTTAATCTAAAAACAGGTGAAATTGAAAACTTTAAAGATGCTGGTATTATAGATCCTACTAAAGTAACAAGAATTGCATTACAAAATGCAGCTTCAGTTGCGGGGACAGTATTATTAACTGAATGTACTTTAACACAAGATAAAAATTCACAAAATACTAAAATAGACCCGGCACTTCAAGCAGGGTTTTAAAATTAAATACAATTAATTAATAAATAAATAAAAAAAAATGACAAAACAGGAAATTTTTGAGACAATTGAAGCGAACTTCAATATCTTAGCAGCAGAAAATAGTGGAACAACAAAAGCTAGTCAAGCGAGAGCTAGAAAAGCAGCCCAAGCTATTAAAAGAGTAATTACAGATTATAAAAAAGCATCTGTAGCAGAATCTAAATAATTTAATTGGGGGAGCTTGTCTTCCCCATTTATTTTTCGTATATTATATACATGGAAAAACAACAAAAAATAGTAGAAGAGTTCATTTTAATTGCTAGAAGAGTACCACCTGGTGATAAATGGAGGTTAGTAGCAAATGAACCTGATGGTCCTGTACATAAAACTCTAACAGATACCTTAGAAGCATATATGACTAAAACCGGATTTAGAGGTGAATATAGACTAGCACCATTAAGGGGAGAGCTATTCGCGATTTCAACAGAAACAGTTACAGTAGAACCAGTACAAGAACAAAAATTCAGCATTTATGGTGAGTACTAAAGAAAATAGTTTACTTAATGAAAAATACCGCCCTACAACACTTGATAAGTTCGTGGGGAATGAAAATTTAAAAAAATCATTATCTAAGTACTTAGAACAAAATGATATTTTAAATCTTATTTTTTATGGCCCCGCAGGAACAGGAAAAACTACATTAGCTAAGCTTATTGTTAGTAATCTGGATTGTGATTATCTTTATATCAATGCCTCAGATGAAAGGGGTATTGAGACTATTAGAGATAAAGTACAGGGATTTGCAAGTACTATTTCATTTGAACCTATTAAAGTAGTTATTTTAGATGAAGCGGATTTCCTTACCATACAGGCACAGGCTTCACTTCGTAACATTATTGAAACATTTTCACGTACAACTCGTTTTATTATGACTTGTAATTTTGTAGAGCGTATTATTGATCCTTTACAATCAAGATGTCAAGTACTTAAAATTATACCTCCAACAAAAAAGGATGTTGCTAAGCATTTAGTGTGGATTTTAGATCAAGAATCAATAAAATATGATATAAAGGATTTAGTCCCACTAATTAACCAATATTACCCGGACTTGCGTAAATGTATTAATACTATACAGTTATCTACGTTAGATAACCAATTAAAGCTTGACCAATCAGTACTAGTATCATCTAATTATATAGATAAAGTAATAAATGCTTTATCCGAAGGGTCTAAATTTAATAAAATAGATTGTTATAATGATATACGCCAAATTATAGCGGATGCTAATGTAGATGACTTTGATGAGTTATTTAAGGCATTGTACACTAGAGCATCTGATTACCTAGAGCATAAAGAAGGTACAGCCTCAATTTTAATAAACGAACACCAATATAAAGCTAATTTCCGTATTGATAAGGAAATAAATGCAATGTCATTAATTCAAAACTTAATAAACAATAAATAATAAAATTATGGAACAACCGTTACAACAACCCCAAATTGACCTTCAAACAACCGAAGGCATTAAAAACTCAGAAGGTGGAAGTTTATTCCAATCTGGAATTATTTTAAGAAAAATTTCTAAATTTGTAGCAGGTACAGATAATGATGCAATCATGCCTATTCCTGTTTTTTTCGATCCTACAACTAACAAAATTTTAAAAGATGGAATCCCATTAGAACTTAGAGAAGAACTTAAGGACGAACTTTGTTAAATGAAAAACATCTTTGATTGGTTAAAAGCAATTAACTCAACCAAACCTCCAGTTGAATCTTTTACAGATAAAGACTGGGAAGTTTGGAATAGTTATATGATCCATAGATTCATGTCTATGAACCCTAACTATATAGAAGTAGTTAATTATGTCCAGGATTTACCTCCACAGGAAAAGAGAATGATTTACAATGTCTATAAAGAATTTATCCCTAAAAATAATAAATGGAATAAATATATTAAATCAAAATCTAAGGAACCAAATAAAGAATTAATAGAACATTTAAGAGATCATTTAAAATGTTCAAGTAGAGAAGCAAAACAATCGATACTTTTGTTGGATACCCAACAAATCAGTCGTATATTATCGAATAGAGGATTAAATACAAAAGAAATAAAACCATTATTAAAATGAATAAATTAGTAAACATGTTACGCTTATCGGCACAAGCAGATAAAGCAAAGGCATTATTATCACTAGAGTTATTAGGTAATAAAGCAGTGGGTATTGGAGACCATTCAACCGGAGACTTTTATAAAAATGCTGAAGAAGCACTTGCTATGTTAGTTGATGCCGATGATAGATTATCTGCACTAGATAAGTATTTTGACACTGAAGTTTATAAAGGACAACTAAATGGGTAGTTCAATATCGAAATATTTTGAAGAAAACCCAAGCCATTTTGGTATTGACGCACAATCAGAAATAAAAAAGGAATTAGAAAAAGTTATGAGTGATAGAGAAATTATGGATTCCAAATATCCAGATAAAAAAATCAAAGAATTTATGGATGATGAAGCAAACCAAATCATCACTATTTTTGAAGAAGAATACCCAGAATTATCTAATGAGTTTCAAATTATACAAGATGAAATGTATGAAATGTTTGCTCGTAAACATATGGATTATGGGTTAAATAACATAGCATTAGGCGGAGATATCGTTAATAACAGCAATGATAAACAATTCTCATTAACTGGGTTATGTATTAGATTAACTGATAAAATATCACGTTTAAAAAATCTATTAGTTAATGGTAGGTCATTTGTTAAAGGTGAGGGTATGGAAGATACTTTTATAGATATAGCCAATTATGGCATCATTGGGCTCTTAGTTGGGCGCGATAAATGGAAAAAATAGTTTGGCAAAGAAAATCCCAAGTATAATAAAGGAAATAAGAAATAATCCACCCTCACCTGTGAATTATGCTTATCAAAAGAATATATCGTATTCTCAAATGTCTATTTATAGAGGCTGCCAACACCGTTGGAAACTTCAATATAAAGACAAGATAAAACGATTTACATCTTCAATTCATACCGTATTTGGGACTGCTGTTCATGAAGCGATGCAGCATTATTTAGATGTGGCCTATGAAAAGTCTTTTGCAGCTGCGGATAGAGAAATTGATATACAAGAATATTTTCAAGAAGCTTACATAAATGAGTATCAAACTCAATATAAAAAGAATAATGATTCTCATTTTTCTTCTGCTGTTGAAATGAGAGAGTTTTTTGAGGATGGGGTTGCTATTTTAGAATGGTTTAAGAAAAAGCGTAGCAGATATTTTAGCAAAAAAGGTACATATTTAGTGGGTTGTGAAATACCTATTGTAGTAGCACCAAATAAAATGTTAAATAATGTGTTATACATGGGGTATCTTGATGTTGTAACATATCACGAAGCAACAGAGACATTTAAAATAATTGACATAAAAACCAGTACTAGTGGGTGGAATGACTACGCTAAAAAAGATGAAAATAAACAATTCCAACTATTACTATATAAACAATACTTCTCAGAACAGTATGGAATACCTTTAGATAAAATTGAAATTGAATTTTTTATTCTTAAAAGGAAGGTATTAGATGCTGATGATGAAAAGCTTATGTCACCTTATCAAGCTTATAGGGTACAACAGTTTTCACCACCTAGTGGTAAAATTAAATTAGGTAGAGCAAAAACTGCTATTAATGATTTTATTAGTGAATGTTTTAACTCTAGTGGGAAAATAAAAGAAAAGGATTATCCAAAACAGGCTTCAAAATGGAATTGTAATTTCTGTCCTTATAAAGAGGATAAAGAACATTGTGGTGAAGGTATTATATACTAAAATAATTATATACGTATACCTATAAATAAACGTTATTAAAAATAAAAATTATGGCAGATGCTAAAAAAATGACACTAACTAGTGTTAAAGTAAAAAGTGAATTATTTGAAAATTTTAAAGTTGAATGTGTAAGAAGAAAATTCTCATTCCAAAAACTTGCCGATCGTGCCTTGTTTTTGTATCTTACTGATGAAGATTTTAGAAAACAAATTTCAAACCAAACTAATCTTGAATTATAAATTTTAAATAAATGAAAAAAAGTTTTGAACACATTCCTAAAGAACAAAGGAAAAAAATATTATTAATTTGTGATGATATTAGGGTACATTCAGGTGTTGCCACAGTTGCAAAAGAAATAGTAATCCACACATCTCATCATTTTAATTGGGTAAATATAGCAGGAGCTATTAAACACCCAGAAAAGGGAAAAGCATTAGATATATCCTCATCTGTTAATACAGAAGCAAAAATAGAAGATGCTAGTGTAAAATTGTATTGTGTAGATGGCTATGCTCAAACTATTGAAGTACAACAGATTTTATCTATTGAAAAACCAGATGCTGTAATGTTGATTACAGATCCTAGGTATTTTAAACATATTTTTAATATGGAGGATACCATTAGAAAACAATGTCCCATAGTATATTTAAATATTTGGGATGATTACCCAGCACCAATGTATAATAAACCTTTTTATGAGGCTTGTGATTT